TTGCAATCCTCTAGCGCGGCTTCGATGCCGTAGCGGTAGAACCGAATCCACATGTGCCGCTCATCGCCCGAGGTGAAGCTAAAACGATAGGGGCTTAAATCACTGCATATCGGACATTGAGTCTGACTATTATAATCGAGGGGTCTATCGCAACATTTCCAAACACGCTCCGGGAGCTTCAACTCGCTATGTTTCATGCTGCACCTACCTTTTTGAACAGCCTTACTCGCGCATAGTTGCCCGATGACTTGTAATAGGTGCCGTGGTAGAGACAGCCGTTAATTGCATACACTTTGATTGACACACGGCTGCCACCGAAGTTATCTCGCCATTTGCGCCCGAAGCTTACATCGCCAAGTTTCTCGCCCGTCCATGTGATCGCGGCTAAGCGCCGCTCATCAATGTACAGAAAGTAGGCTGTCGGAATGTTAGTGCAAAACCGAAACACCTCTAGGGCTGAGCGCTCTTCATTACTCACGTCTGGAATATGCGCCGGTTTCTCTTCGGGCTTGTTGTAGCAGGCCCAGCCGTTCTTTCCTCGGATGCTATCAATCCAAGCTTCATGCACTGACAGCCGAGACTGAATTTCGTTTGCTTTAATAGGTGTGATCATTTTCACTCGCTCCTTTTTCAAGATTGCCGATGTACTCCTTATAAATCTCACCGTCGCGCCACCACGTAACAGACTCGCCCGCGACTCGGCCATAGTTAATCACGCTGAGGTGGCGATATTCTCGGAAAGCTCGCTCCGCCTCGGCATAGGTTTCATTGTTCGTAACCTTGCCAACATTTCCAACTGTCACCATGTGGCTTGACTTCATTTGCGTTTACCTCAAATGCTTTTCAATTTGCTGTTGCGCATACTTCACTGCCAGCTCTCGGGCTTCTTGCTTCGTACGCGGGAAGCTTTTAGTAGTGAAAGTTTGAGACTCGTTCCAGTCATAAACGCTAGCTATATACACTTCCACGTCATACGCTGGTTCGTGTTTATCATGTGTCCAATCTGCAATGCGTATAACAAGATCACGTTTACGTGTTCTAATAGATTCCACTTTGTTTCTCGGCCATGAATGCTCATCTATCTTTTTCATTTTGCTCTTTCCTCGATTCGCCCATTACTTCGCCAGCTATATAAAGCTTCTTCTACTAAGTAAGCATCTCGTAAGAGATGCGATACTAAGTAAGCTCCTCTAAGCTAGCTGTATTAAGCTAGCTATATAGAGCTTCTTAAGTACCTCTGTGTAACGTTATGTCACTCTCAAATCTCTTATGAAGATTTGCCGAGAAGGCTTTGTGTAGCAAGTTATATATAGCTCGCCCATGATGTTAAGCAGTAGTTTTTGATAAGCATGTATCATGTAATCAATCCCCTCAATAATGTTAAGATGTACTTCCCCTTATGCCAATTTGGCAGTTGATTGCTTTTCCTGAATAGGCGATAGACTTTCATGTGAGATGCATCGAAGCTCGCCACATGGATAATTGTCTCGCGCAGCATTAACGTAGATCATTATGTCATCTCCATCGGTATCGATTTTGATGCGTCGAAGGGATAACGCTTGCCTGATTTGTGTGTATGTGGGAGAAGCGTATTCAAATGTGCTAGGTGTGCCAACGTTAGCCGTTTCAACGCGGAGCTTCAATTCAATGGTGCCGTGCCCGAATACGTCATTTACTTCGTATCCGTCTTTTGCATTACCCCAGACATCGTAAGTACGGATACGCCAGGTTGTGATTATATATTTATGTCTCATGGCTGCTCTCCTTTAATTTCTCCGCGAAAGAAAGCTTCTAGCTCCGGTTCGCGATAGCCGACATCTCGGCTTGCCCATTTAAAATCTTTCTTCGAGACTACGCATTGCACATTGTATAGTTCGTTGAACTCTAACCCGGCTCGGCGTGCACGGAATAGAGCGTTGTCTTTGCCACCTACATCCGTTCGGAAACATTCATGGTTATCCGTGCGAGTAATGATAGATATGTGGTAGCAGTTGCCATTTACATCCCGAGAACTCGTTACAGTTTCGATAATAAATTTGATCATGCTAGTTTCCCTTCAATCTGTTTTCTCTTCACCATGCATAGCTGCGTGATATGTTCCCAGCGATCATAGAGCTTCAGGCGTGCGTCTACTTCGTCGGATGCAATCACAATGTCTTTGCAACGATGAAAGATTCCAATTGCTCCTTTTTGCCTGCCTGTAAATCGTATGGTGAATTCAGTCACGGGTTATTCTCCTTCTTCTATTGCTGCACATTCTAAGCACATGAGTTCCCCATGAACTTCTTTATATGAAGGTGCCCAGACATAACTATCCGCCTCGGTACGAAATGCTTTCAGACAGCCACACACTATCCACTCGTCATTCCATTCGACGGCAAAGCCGAGCTTTTCTAACAGGTCATCGAACCGAGAAGGGAAACAATTCCAATTGGCGAAGAGTATGCCTCTTGATGGTTTAGTGTATCCGAGTTCGGCGTAGTCGGTAGCAAAGCCCATGTTCTCTATTTCTGATTGCACGGTTCGTTCTAGCTGTCTGAGATAATCCGCCCGATCATACTGAGGTTGTCCCTTGTTCACATATCCTTCACCGATGACATGCGCCCTATAACAATGAGGGGAATGACGACCCTTCAACATTGCGTGTTTGGCTGCATTCAGAACGGTTTCAAGCTTCATTGTTATTTGCTCCTTACATTGTTCCAATGAGACGCTATGGCCCAACCGACGTATGAAACAACCAAGATAAAATAGAAATCATGTTCACTCATGTTCATTTGCTCCTTGTCAGTCGATCATAAAGAGAAGCAAGTTATATACCATTGTGGTATTGTGCCAACCTGTCATTTATACTTCCCGTATACATCCGAGTAGGTAACAATCTTCGTCAATTCATGGTGCAAGAATCTGGCATCAGTGCCATTGTTGAACAGTGTGCAGGTAATTTCGTGACTACACGCCCGATGCTAAAAGGGCTGCTCGCATTACCTCGGTAATGCAATCGCCTCATATACGTTGCAATCGCCTCTTGTTTCGTTCCTGATAGGTCTATCTGGAACAGGAGCACATGGCCGAGGTAACGTTAGACCCTTCGCCTTATATGTTAACCTTGCGTAGTCATTGAGTTATCGGGCTGTCATGCTGCTAGCCGGTAGAGCTGCACTGTCTAGCTCTGTTCAAGCCGGGGCTAGCCATAGGCACGGGGGGTGAGGAGGGAAGGGGTGTTAACATTCTGCCGTTTATCGCACACTAAAAATAAAAAGAAGCCCTGCATCGTTAAGCACTTGGCCGTGATGTACGCGCCGAATGCTTTCTTTAAAAATGCATTTTTGGAGCAAGACACTATGAGGAGATACACCCATGTCTCGAATCCAAACCCAACGTCGAAAGCGTCCTAAAGGCAAGCGCCTAAATAAGCGTGAACAAGCCTTAATAAAGGCATCCACCGAACTAGGAAAATCCGGGTATCAAATTGAAAAAGAGACAGGTATCTCCCACACTACTGTCGGGAAGTATCTAAAGAATCAGGAAGCCTACAGCAACCCCAAAATGAAAGAGATGGTGGCGCAAATCAAAGAGCATGAGATTCTTGATTTGACGGTGCTGAATGTGCGGGCGAAGCAGCGCCTTCATGAAGTGGCGGAAAGATTGAATCCAATCGAAGCAATCGCCCTCATGGATCGCACCTTCCAGCAAATTCGCCTTCTCGAAGGCAAGAGCACGGCAAACATTTCCACGCTTACGAAAATAGTCGAAGAAGCCCACGGAGATTTAAGAAATGTGCCTAGTAATTGAGAAACTACCCAGCAAGTCTTTGCCCATTTATAAACAGGGCCTGCTCACCTTCATATTGCTTCCACACATCGAGCCGGATGAAGACGCCGGGATTTCTCAATATTATTTTCCCTACCGTGTGTTTAGAGACGACGGCATTACCCCTACGGAAGAAGATATGCAGTCGTTAGTGCCGGTGGTGAAATTTCTAATGCAGCAAACAGAAGGTGAAGCTTAAATGGCGGGTAGGTCCGCCGAAGCCAACATAATCTTGGAATGGTCGCACAACATAATCAAGTATGTGCGCGAAACATTCAGCGCGGAGCCCTCCACTCAACAAACTGAGGCGCTTGTGATGTTTCAAGATATGGTGTGGGCAAAGATTAGAGTTAGCAAGCACATCACCACCACGGAGCATGAGAAAAAGCTAGCGGCGAAGTTCGGTATGTCCGTCATGTCAGGTGTGGGTACGGGTAAAGGTGCGCTGGGAAGCTGGTGTATCATGTGGTTTCTCACATGCTTTCCCTACCCTAAGATTGCTGTTACTTCGCCTTCAGCGAAGCAGATGTCGATTACGCTTTGGGCCGAGCTAGCTAAGTGGCATCAGCGCTCGAAGCTCAAAGATTGGTTCGTTTGGAATTCAGAGAAATTCTTTTTCAAAGAACAAGAAGGTAAACAGTGGTTTGCCGCCACACGAACTGCGAATACCAGAAATTCACCGGATGAGCAGGCCGAAACGCTTGCAGGTTTGCACGAAGACTTTTTGCTAATCATAGCAGATGAGGCTTCCGGTATTCCTGATCCGGTGTTTCGCCCGCTTGAAACCACCCTTACTGGAATGTGCAACCTGTGCTTGCTGCTCTTCAACCCCACTCGCGGGAAAGGGTATGCGTATGACACTCATTTCCGCGATGCGGGAGCTTGGTCTCCGGTGCATTGGGATGCTGAAGAGTCGTCTAACGTCTCGAAGGAATCGATTGCCCGTCTTGAAAAGAAGTATGGGCGAGAATCGAACACGTTTCGGATTCGCGTTCTCGGAATTCCCCCAAGCACCACCGAGAACACGGTGATTCCATGGGAGTGGATTCATGATGCAGTGGATAGAGACGGTGAGCTTGAAGCGTTGGAGAACGATCAGCTTATTTATTCGCTGGATGTTGGTGCAGGCGGTGATGATTCGTGCCTATTGAGGCGCAGAGGGCCGATTATTTATCCCCTTGACACTGCTAGCTACAGCGATTCCAACCGCCTCACTGATTGGGCCGTTCGGCACGCCCTAGCGGGCGAACCGAAGGAGCTATTGATTGACAATATCGTAGTGGGTTGGGGCGTGGAAGGTAATTTGCGCGAGCGGTTGAAGCATACGGAGATTAGAGTGGTGGGAGTGAATGCCGCCACATCAGCTTACAACCCTCATAAGTTTTTCCGTCTACGTGATGAGCTTTGGTGGCGAGCACGCGATGAGTTTGAACGGGGCGTGCTTTCCTTACCGAATGATCCGCTGCTTATGGGCGACTTAAACGCTCCTCGTTATGAGGAGATGAGCGGTAAGATCAAAATTGAGACGAAGAAAGAAATGAAGGCTCGGGGAATTGATTCACCTAACCGGGCTGATGCATTGATCATGACGGAAATTTATGAAGGTGGGGCGATGTTGCGGAAATTATATTCACCGTTGCACAAGAAAAACAAAACTAAATCTACAAGGAGTTGGAAAACAATCTAAATGGCTGAAGAGTACAGCGCTTCCGATGATTCTAAGCTTACAGAAAAAGCCGACGACAACAAACTCCTTGAAAAGTTAGATAAGTGGTTCAAATATTCTGTCGATCACCCTTCATGGAAGCGTGCCAAAGAAAACATGATCAAATGTTTTCAATATCGTGAAGGAGATCAGTGGTCCACGAAAGAATTGTCCGAGTTGGACGAGCGTGGACAGCCGCCAACAGTGAATAATCAGATTGCCGTCACGATTAACAAGTTAATTGGCGATTTGACCGATCGGAAGGCGCGCACTGGCTTCCGGGGCCGCAACGAACCGGCTGACGCAGAGATTGCCAACACTTTAACAGATATCTTCTTGTATATTCGCCAATCGAACGATCTTGAATTCGAGGAAGTGGATATGGCCGACGATGGATTTACATCCGGCTTCGGTGTGATGGAAGTGTATGTGACATTCGACGATTTGATGCAACCCACCATCAAAGTCAGGCAAGAAGATTCATTGATTGTGTTTCCTGATCCTGATTCGCGTCGTTATGATTGGAATGATGACGCCCGGTTTATCTTTCGGGCTAAATGGTTCGATCAAGATGAGCTTGAAGAGAAATATCCTTCCGCAAAAGGGCTACCTGCGAACGAGCGTGGAGCTGTCAGCGAGACAGGCATCCTCACTTCTATCGATACGTTCCGAAATGAATATTATTTCGATGAGAAGCGCAAAAAGGTAAGGATCATCGACGGCGAGTATCAAACTTTCGAGAAAGAAGAAATCTACGCCGTAGCTGATCCTACGGGAGTGTTGCCTGTATGGCTTTCAAAGGAAGAGGGCGACAAGATTAAAGCGGAAGCTGAAAAAACCGGAGTTAAGTTTGAATCTCTTGTGCGCATAAAAAAGGCAATCCATCGAGCGGTATTCACTGGCGGTAAGATTTTAGAAAAAGCTGTCACCAGTCAAAAATACTATTCGCTGATTCCTTATTTCATGTATCGGCGGAAAGACGGTGGACCCTACAGCTTAGTCACCCTGGCGCTGTCTCTTCAAGATGCAATCAACAAGCGGGAAAGCAAAGCTCTGCATCTTCTGAACACCAACCAAACGATAGCCGAGAACACGGCTTTGCTTGACAAGGATGAGTTTGCAACAGAGCTAGCAAAGCCTGATGGCATCGCATTGGTTACGGACGGAGCACTGGCAAGCAATCGCGTGCTGCTCCGCAACAACATTGAGCTTGCAGCGTCACAACATCAGATGCACCAAGCAGCCCAAGCCAACTTTCATCAAGTGACGGGAGTGAATCCCGCCGCTGCGTTCGACACGGGTGAGCTGCGCGGGAATGCGGCATTGAAATCGAAATTCAGTGAAGCCGGAAAGCCGGTGGCGCGTATTTTCGAGAATCTACGGCGTACCCGGAAGATTCTTGCGCGGGTGATGCTGGACAGAGTGCAAACTTTCATCACAGCCGAGCAGGCGATGTTGATCACGGACAGTGAGAACAAAGCCAAGTCTATTGCCTTGTCGCAGGACATGGTGCAGCGTATTAAGACTGCTCAGTATGATGTAGTGGTGGAGGATATGCCGGATGTAACGAACATCCATCAAGAGCAGTTCGCGTTGATGTTGCAATACTTGCCTCAGATCCTTCCGCATGGTCCGTTCTGGACTAAGTTTTTGCTGAAGGCGTCGGATCTAAGAGATAAGGAAGAAATGGTGGCCGAGTTAGATAAGATGAGTGGTCCGCCTCCT